GATGCAGACGCTTGAGCGCGGATACAAGAAGGGCGGTCGCACGAAGCGCGCTGACGGCGGTGGCGCTTGGAGCGATTACGGCGCTTCTGAAGGCGGTAGCAAATCTTCTGGCGGCAAGAAGGGCGCTGCTAAGACCAACGTAACGATCATCGTTGGCGCTCAGCCGCAGCCTTCTATGGCTACTCCGCAGGGTGCTGGCGCTGGTCTCCCGCCTGCAGCAATGGCTGCGCTTATGGGTGGCGCTGGTGGGCCGCCCCCTGCTCCTCCGGCTCCTCCAATGGCTCCTCCGGCTCCCCCGCCGATGATGGCTGGCGGCGCTGGTCCGATGGGTCCGATGGGTGGCGGCATGCCGCCTATGCCTCCGAGCATGGGTCCGGGTGGTCCCGGTGGCCCCGGCCCGATGCCGCGCGCTCGCGGCGGTCGCACGTTTAGCGACATCAAAGTCAGCAAGCCGAAAATCAAGAATGGCTTTCCGGCTCTTACTGGCGGATCGGGAGGCGGCAAAGGCCGCCGTGAGAAGATTCTCGCCTATGGCGACGAGCAAGAATAAGGTATAAAAACAAAGCACGGCGACTCACTGGGAAAAGTCGCCGTGCTTCTAATCACAACCAAAGGGCAGATGGTTATGACTAATTGTGGAATATATCAGATCAGAAACACCCGCAATGGGAAAATTTATATTGGGTCTACAAATAATTTGGATCGAAGAAAGTCCGAACATTTTAGCGGTCTTAGATTGGGTTCTCATCACTCATCACGTCTCAGAAACGCATACAATAACTCAAACGACAAGTTAACTTTTGTTTTCGAAATAATGTTAATTTGCAGCGAAGATATGCTCTTAGAATACGAACAGCTTTTTATGGATTATTATAAGCCTTGGTATAATATGACATTGATAGCTGGTAGGATTGATCTTAGTCCGGAGGTAATAAGAAAAAGAGCCGATGCCCAAAAAAGAACTCTGGCCCTTCCTCATCAAAAGGAAAGGCTAAGGAATAAGATGCTTGGGGATAAAAATCCTGCAAAAAGAAACGAAGTAAGAGAAAAAATACGCGCCGCTTGTCGGGTCGAAACTCTTTCCCGCGCAGAAAATCACCACATGAAGCGTCCCGAACATCGACTAAGAATGAAACTGGAAAATCCGGGAATGCGTCAAAGCCACAGAGAAAGAATGAAAAAATATAATCCTTCTGCCAGAAGTATAATCGAACTTGGAAGTGAAAAGATTTTTAGAACAATGACAGATGCAGCTAATTTTTATAATCTGGATATTTCAAAAATAGTGGCAGTATGCAAAGGTAAAAGGAATCATACTGGCGGCTATAAATTTGCATATCTGGAGATAAAAAATGCATTCGCTTGATTTAAGACTTTATCAGGAGATAGAGAAATATATAGGTGAACAGCTTGAACGTCACGCCTCAGAACTGGTGATGGGAAAAGCCGTTGACTGGGCAGATATGAGATACCGCGTCGGTATCTTGAAAGGTTTGCGAGACGCTCTCGCAATCGCCAAAGAAGCTAACGACGAGCTTATTGGCGTCAACAGAGAAGAAAGGTAACTGCGATGCCCGCAGTCGTTATGGAACATGAGATTTGTCCGAAACAAGCGATTTTGGACAAAGTGGGTGACTTGAGCGGAATTGAAGTATTTGGCACTGATGTTTTGCTTGGGATATATCTTCGGCCAAATCGAACTAAAAGCGGTTTATATCTTTCCGACAACACCGTTGACGAAGACCGCTGGCAATCCAAAGCTGCTCTTGTCCTAAAGTTGGGAAACACAGCATTCAAGGACGAAAATGGTGAGGCGTTTCGAGATATAGCGCCCGGCGATTGGGTTATTATCCGGCCATCGGATGGATTCCCAGTTCAACTTTCGTCCACTACTGCAACTTCTTCAAGGGAAGCTGTTCCTTGTAGGATTGTAACAGACATCCACATCCGTGCACGTATCTCGCATCCAGATACGCTATATTAATGATAGGACGCTCCTATGACCATTGAAGATGAAACCCCAAAAGAATCGGCAGTAGAGGTCACTCTTCCGGACGAAGATACAAAGATCGCGGAAGTTGAACTTGAAGGCAAGAAAGCTTCCGTTAAGGAAGACGCGCCAAAGATAGAAAATAAGCGCGAACCGGCTCGTGAAGAAGAGCCGACAGTTGATGCGCGCGAAAAAGCGCTTCAGGATTTGAAGCGTCAGTATGAGCATCAGAAACGTGTTGCTGAAGCAGAACGCGAGGCACGTCGGCAGGCGGAACTTTATGCGCGTCAGCAGACGCAGCAGATTGGCCGCGCGCAGACAGAAGTTCAAGACAGCAATCTGCGCATCATTTTGAATGCGATTGAATCCACTGAGCAGAATGCTGCAATGGCTGAGCGTGATTACGCAGAAGCGATGGCTGCTGGCGATTACGCGACTGCCGCTAAAGCACAGCGCGCCATGGCTCAGGCTGAGACGCATTTGCTTCAGCTGAACAACGGCAAGAACAAGCTTGAAGAGGCTCTTCAGCAGACGACAGAAGGCAGCGTTTATGAGCCGCAAGTTCCGTCTTTTGAGCCTCAGATTCAGCGTGATCCGGTCGATGTTTACGCTGAACAGCTGACGCCGAAAAGCGCTCAGTGGTTGCGCGAGCATCCTGATGCGGCCAATAAGATCGGAAAACTCACGCGCGCTCATGCAGACGCGATTGAGGACGGCATTATTGCCGAATCAGATGAGTATTTTGACTTTATCAACGGTCGAATGGGATACAGCGGGAATGTTTCTCGTGAAACATATGCACAACCGGAGCATGAAGCGCCCCGTCAGCGCGAATATTCGAAGAAATCGCTGGCCTCTGCTCCTGTTAGCTCGTCTTCAACAAGCGTCAACCCGACTCGCGGACCTGCATCGGCCAATACGATGACGTTGACGGCGTCAGAAGTCGAATTTGCGCAGCTTGCGGAGCCTGATTTGCCCCGTGACAAAGCGATTGAGGCATATGCGCGCAATAAACAAAAATTGATTCGGGAAGGAAAAATGAGTGCATGACTTGTCATTTCTTGAATATCGAAAAATCACCGTGTGAAGCTAATGAAGCTGAAACATATGCTTCATGTGCTTCCTCTTTGGTTTTAAAATATCCAAGAAATTTTCTTTTGCGATCAGTCATAATTTCAGCTTTCCAAAGGTTTCGCCGCTTGTCCAGACTGACTCCTTTTAATCCGCAGGAGTTATTTCTGTTTACGCGGCGATTCCATAGGTTTTCTGATCTTTTGGCTTCCCGCAAATTAGAAAGCCGGTTGTTTTGAGGGTCATTATCAACATGATCGATGTCAAAATCGGGCCACGAACGGAAAACGATGAGCCAAATTATTCTCGGAGCGGTATAATGAGTTTTATCAATGGTAATAACTCTTCTGCCTGTTCGAATGTGAGTATTTCCGGCTTCTTTTCCGTAATTTTTAGTGTTCCAGATTTTGCAAGCGCGCATGTTAATAAAATGCTCAAGAGGTCTGCGCTTCCAAGTCAAACTTCCAGTATCCGGATCGTAATTAAACAGACTGTCAACGTAATCGAAAGTCAGATCATCTTTGGCTTTCATGCTTGCTCCGCGCGTAACTGCATATTTGATCAAATATGCTGAAAAATCACAAAGAGCAAACTCTCGGCATAAGGAATTGTAGCAAATGTCCACCGAATCTATCCTTGAAACTCGGACTCGCGAGCTAAAAAGCGCCGCTGCGGCCTCTTCTGAGGGTCCGAAAGAAGCAACAATGGACTCTAAGGCTCGTGCAGAAGCCCGAATCCGTCAATTACGCGGAAATCCTGACCTCCAGACCGGCGAAAGAGACAAATATTGGGCTCCCCCGCCGCCGGATGGCTGGGATTACCAGTGGAAACTCAAATCCGTGATGAATCAGGACGATATTGACCGGATTCGACAGAATGAACTGAATGGTTGGGAGCCTGTTCCGCTCAGTCGGCACCCGGAACTCATGCCGCGCGGTTGGAAGGGCGACACGATTGAAGTTGGCGGCCTTGTTTTGATGGAAAGGCCTCTACTTTTCACTCAGGAAGCCCGTGCTGAAGAAGCTCGCGCCGCGCGTGAAGCCGTTCTGACAAAGGAAATGCAGATGCGTGAAGGCCGTGGCGGTGATCTTGGTCAGCGTCAGGTAAATCGCTTCAGCAAGACCAGAGCGCCGATTGACGTTCCTAACGAATAAGCACTTGACACAATTATAGCTTCTGGTGGATAATCCCCGGAAGCTATAATTGCCCGATCTGGGCGTTTGTGCATTTCGCATTTGCGTAACTTGGAAAATAAGCAACTCGCGCTGAGAAGCTAAGTTTCTTGTTCCGCATTTAAGTTTGGTGATTTCACCAAATGTCGGGTTCGCCCGAAAATTCTTAGTAATCCACGCTGGATTGCTCCTAAACAAAACCCGTCCGTTTCTGCCACGCGCTGTTGCAGTCAACGACATTCTCCATCTATGAAAGGAGAAAGCCGTGGCTAACAATTTCGCGCCGACTGGCTTCGCTCCCGTTAATACGTCGCTTGGCGCGGCGATTAACTGGAAACTGTCTACCCGCCGCATCAGCGCGGCGAACGCTACCCCCATCTTCAAAGGTGATGCTGTTACCCCGGTTCTTCCGGCGAGCGGCTACATCACGCAGGCGACAAATACGTCTACCCTGACTGCTCCGCTTGCGGGCATTTTCTGGGGTTGTCAGTATCTGTCTACTTCGCAGAAGCGCATTGTTTGGTCGTCTTATTGGCCGGGCGCGGATGCAACTGGTGACGTCACTGCGTATGTCTATGACGACCCGACAGCCCGCTTCATGGTCCAGACCTCGGGCGGCGGCTTCCAGATTACTGGCACACCTGCGACCTTTACGGACTCGCCGGTCGGTCAGTATTGCAATCTGAACGTTGGCGTGGGCAACACGCTCTCCGGTCAGTCTGGCATGTTCGTCGATACGCTTGCGACGACAGCGACATTCCCCTTCATCATCACAGACATGGTTCTGGACCCGCCGGGCTCGAATGGCACCGACGCGACGTCGCAGTTCAACTACGTCGTGGTTGGCTTCAACAACCAGTGGCTGCGCAGCAACTCTGCTGTGACCGGCATCGCCTAATAGGAGTATTGATCAATGGCCGTTAATCTTTCAGCCATCCGCGATCTGCTCCTTCCGGGGCTTCGCGGTGTCGAGGGTAAATACCCTCAGATTCCATCGCAGTGGGATAAAGTGTTCGAACGTGCAAAGTCGAACATGGCGCTGGAGCGCACCGCTGAAATGCGTTATCTCGGTCTTGCCGCGATCAAGACCGAAGGTGGCGCGACGTCGTTCGACAATAACGCCAGCGAGCGCTACGTCTATAATCAGGAGCACTACGAGATCGGTCTCGGATACGCGATCACTCGTAAGGCCATCGACGACAACCTCTACAAGACACAGTTCACACCGACAAACCTCGGCCTGATCGAATCCTTCGGTCAGACAAAGGAAATCTACGGCGCGAACCTGCTTAACACTGCCCAGACCTACAATTCTGCGGTTGGTGGTGACGGACAGCCGCTCTGCTCGCTCAATCACCCGATTGACGGCGGCGTGATTCCGAACACGCCGATTGTTCAGGTTGACCTGAACGAGTCGTCGCTGCTCAACGCAATGGTCTCGATCCGACAGAACTTCAAAGACATCGCTGGTCTGAAGATGTTCGCTCGCGGTCGTAAGCTGATCGTTCCCCCGGCTCTGGAGCCGGTTGCGATCCGTCTTACAAAGACCGAACTGCGTCCGGGCACAGCAGACAACGACGTCAACGCTA